CGCCGGTATCGAACGCCTCGGCGATCTGATTAACCGCCGCCCCCCTGCCAAATGATACAGGCCGACCTATTCGACCGCGACGACGGCGACGTTACCAAGATCGTCGCAAAAGCTTGTTACGAATTCGTTTGCCTCAATTACCGCGTCCTTACCGGGGATATCATATCCGCCAAGGCGGGCTTGCCCCAGGCAAAAACCATATGCAAGGGGTACGAAAAGGACCTTAAGGCAGCAGGGGCGACCGACGTTAACCTTTCCCCCTATGTCGCCGCCGGGGGTTGGGTCGGCCTTATGTATTCCTATCGGTTCAATAACCGCTTCCAATCCTTCTCGGTCGTCCCGCGACCTATGGAATAACGATGCGCCGCCTCCTCCTTTCCCTCGTATCCCTCATACCGGCCTTTACCCAGGCCGCCGAGGAAACCCGCCTATTGGCTGCAATCGCCCAGGTCGAGACGGGCGACAACCCCGCCGCCGTAGGAGATCGGGGCCAAAGCTTGGGGCGTTTCCAAATGGGGGCGACCGCCTGGGCCGAGGCAAATGATTGGTTGGCCCGACGCGGACGATGCCCGGTCCCTCGGTCCTCTTGGCGCAACCCTGCCGCCCAGGATATCGCCGCCAAGGCATTCCTCGGGGTTTGCCGGGATCGGTTTGCCGCCTTGGGTATTACCGATCCGTCCCCGGCGCAGCTTGCGACCGTATGGAATCTCGGGTTTACCGCGGCCAAGGCCAGGGGGTTCCGGCCGACCGATTACGGCCACCGGGTAAGTAATTTATATTTTGCGAGGTAACCCGCCGCGGGACAAACCTTTGGCCGTGGCAACCGACGACCTTATCCTTATCGCCGCGGACCCTGGCGTTAACGGCGCTTTCGTATGGTCGGAAAATGGCAAGGTCCACGCCGTAAAAATGCCGCCTACCGCGTCCGATATCGCCGACCTAATCCGATCATTCGCCGCCAAATCCACCCTCGTCGAGCTGCATTTGGAAAACCCGTCAAAAGGCGGTTGGGGGCCGGTATCGTCCGATACCATCGGAAAGCTGTTTGAGCAAATCGGCGGTATCCGATATTCCGGCCTCGTCGTCGGTTGGAAAGTTAACCTTGTGGCGCCGCAAACCTGGCAAGCCAAGATTGGGATTAAACGGGACCGCGGCGAGGGTAAGACGTCGTACAAAAACCGGCTTAAAGCAAAGGCCGCCGAGCTGTTCCCGGACCACGCCGTTACCCTGGCCACCGCGGACGCATTCCTCCTTTACCACGTCGCAGCCCGACGCCTCGTATGAACGTCCTCGACCTATTCGCCGGTTTGGAGGGTTGGTCCACGCCTTTCCGCCAACGCGGCCACCGCGTATTTTCTACCGATTTCGACCCCCAATTTAAGGTCGATCTGGTTAAGGATATCCTGGAGGTAACCCCGGACGATATCCCTTTCCGTCCCGATATCATCCTGGCATCGCCCCCTTGCGAGGCGTTTAGCGTAATGAATATCGGCAAAAATTGGACCGGCCCCGACGCCGACCCGCCTCACCAGCCCAAGACAGATCGGGCCAAGCTCGGCCTCCAAATTCTGGAACGGACCATTTGGTTGGTCCAATGGTTGCGCCCGTCGTATTTCATTATCGAAAACCCTCGGGCGAAAATGCGTAAAATGCCCATTATGCAGCAATTCGACCGGCGTACGGTAACCTATTGTCAGTACGGAATGCGTTGGCAAAAACCGACCGACCTATGGGGCGGATTCCCTCCTTCCCTTGTCCTCCGGGATATGTGCCAACGCGGCGCCCCTTGCCACGAAGCCGCCCCCCGCGGTTCCTCGACGGGTATCCAGGGGAAACATTCCGCCGAGCAACGGGCCGTCGTACCCCACCAGCTTTCCGAACAAATTTGCATCGCCGCCGAGGCCGACCTGGCAGCCGGACGCCCGGCCCGTAACCCTTACCTTTTCCCTAACGTATGAAACCCAAACCTATGCCTACCGATACCAACCCTCCCCCCGCGTCGAACGCCGCAACCTACCTGGTTAACGCCCTCGCCGATCTCGAAAACGTCGCCGCCAATAAGACGGTTAAGGCCAATTTTACCGCCCGATACGTTTCCCTCGACGTCCTCCTGGACGCAATTAAACCGATCCTCCACCGCCACGGTTTCGCCTTGCGCCAGGTCCTGGTATCCGAGGATGGCCGCGTCGGCGTCCATACCTCTTTCCTCCATACCTCCGGCGAGACGTTCGACGCCGGTAAGCTTATGTTTAAGGCCGACGGCCTTACCCCGCAACAGATCGGAAGCGGGCTAACTTATGTCCGGCGCCAAAGTATCCAAACGGCGTGTTTGATTAGTACCGACCTGGACGACGACGGCGCTTCCGCGTCCAAACCGGCCAAGCCCGCCGCCCCTCCCGCCCCCTGGTATTCTTTCCTTACCGCGGTCGAGGCCGAAAGGGCGCATTCCTACCTGGTCGCCAAGAAATGGCTGCCGGAATCGGCCCAGGACCTCGCCGAGCTGTCCAAGGACAAGGTCGATATGATCGTCGCAAACAAGGATCAATTCCTTAAGGCCATCAAATGAGCAACCGCGCCCCACACGGTGCCGCCAAGGCCGCCGCCTATATGGCGTACGAACAAAACATTATCGCCCGTAAGGCCGCCCAAGCGATGGGCGTCCAAACGAATTCGGTATACCACGCCGCCCGGCGCTGCGGCCTCCCCCTTAAGCCCGCGACGAACCGACCGACCAACGCCTGGAGGAACGGAGGCCGCGTATGATCGAACCAAAACGGTACGGGCATAAGGCCATTATTTATCCGAAATCGGGCGACGATACTTATATTACAATCCCGGTCGAGGAACCCGATGGCCATTGGGTAACTTGGAATGATTACGCCCGCCTCAAGGCCGAGGTCGAGCGGCTCCGCAAGGCCGGGGATGCGATGCTTCCATTCTTTATTTATCCTCCTTATGAAAAAGGAAGTCATAAAGCCGTTTTAAATTGGAACGCCGCCAAGGAGGGCAAGCCGAGCGTATGAGCGCCGATCTCGTAAAGGCATTAACCGCCGCCCTTGAGACGCAGCGTAGACAAATCCAGGCCCTCCGGGAAGCCGGGGACGCCCTTTGGTATTGCGTCCGGCACAACGCCGCCGTTTCTCCCGAGGAACGTGCCGACGCCGTCGAGGAATGGCAGGAGGCCCGCGACAACCTTTAATCCTATGCAAGACGCCAACCAAATCCAACGCCTCGGGTTCGCCGCCTGGGCCGATAACCTAATCGTAAACGTCCTCCAGGATATGGAGGGCCGTCGCCCATTCGACCACGATATCGAGGAGGAGGACGTTACTATCGTCGTCCGCGTTATCGGCGACGATCTTACCGCGACCGTCCGGGCCTATATCCCTGGCCAAGGGTGGTATTACCACGACCGAACCCTTAAGATCAAATCCCCCGATGCCGGACCGAGAAGCTAACCCGCCGGGTATGATGGCGCATATGGCCGCCAAAATGCCCCGCGAATCATTCGCCCTTTTCCTCGTTATCGACGGCCGCGTCGAAAACCCCGAATTCGTCGTTTGGGATTGGGATTCCTACGCCCAAGAGCTTTGGAAATGGAAACGGAAAGAGGTCCGCGTAAATGGCCGTAACGTCGAATTTTGGGCCAAGAAGGGCCGCCGGTTTTACCGAATCAATCCGAACGCCGTTTGATATGAAACCCAAGGCGCTGCAAATCCCCCCGCCTCCCGGCGTCGTTAAACGGGCCGCCCAGGTCCCTCAACCGTTCGCCCTCTTTATCTATCTGGACCAAATCCCATATTGCGAGATCGCCGAACGGACCAAAAAGGATTTCGAGCTTTCCCTGGCCCGCTGGCGCAAGGTAAACCTCCCCTCCCTCGCCCGGTCCGACGTCCGTTATTTTATCCGTAATTTAGATTTTGTCCTAACGGAGGTAAGGCCGTAACCCTTCCCTATCGACGCATATGACCAATAAGGATTCGATCCGTCGGCATTTGTCCGGCATCAAGGAGGACCTTGATTCTATGGAATACGAATGCGATACCGAGATCGTCGGCGACGATACGCGGCATTTGCTTACCGATATCCGGGCGGCGCAGCGGGACCTGGCCTCCCTCGACCCGGATAAGATTAAATCCGATTACGATATCGAACCCCTGGCAGCCCGCGCCCGTCGCATTTACTCCTCGATCCGAGTCCTCCGCGGTACCCTTGGCCGTATCGAGGGCCTTATGGAAAACCTAACCGCCCGCCTGGACGGTATCGAATCCGCAACCGAGGAATCGGCCCCGGATACCGACGACGAATCCATTTAACCCTTGGGTTGGGGCCAACCGTAAGGCGCCCAGGGGTATGTCCTCCCTGATCACAACCCTCCCTCTCTCCCCTAATCCTATGCCTAAAATCCAAACCCGAAAAGCTTACGACGACGTTAAGGCCCTTAATTACAGCTTGGCCAAGCAGCTCCTCGTCTCGCCCCTCCACGCCCGTCAATACCTGGACGCCCCCCGCGAGGAAACCAAGGCCCTCCGTATCGGTTCCGCGGTCCATTGTGCCGCCCTGGAACCCGAGGCGTTCGCCCATCGTTACCTTTGCGGCCTCGACGTGGACAAACGGACCAAGGCCGGAAAAGAAGCATACGAGGCCCTGGTCGCAAGCGCCGGGGATCGGGTTATCCTTACCCCGGACGAATTCGGCCTTGTTTCCAACGTCGCCTTGGCCGCCCAAAAGGCCATCCAGCAGCTCGGCGTTACGTTCGTCGAAACCGAAACGATGTATTCCGTCGAATATTGCGGCGTTCCCCTCAAATCCGCAATCGACGCGGTCGGCGACGACGATTACCTTTACGATCTGAAAACGTGCGAATCGGCGGCGCCTACCTTTACCGGGGCCTTGGGGGCGATTAAATCATACCGTTATAACCTTCAGGCCCATATGTATCGCCTGGTTTACGAGCTGGCAACCGGCAAGCGCCCCAGGGGTTTCCGATTCCTCTTTATCGAGAAGGAGCCGCCTTATGCCACGGCGGTATACGAGATCGGCCCGAACCTGGCCGCCTACGCGGTCGCCGATTTCGAGAAAGCGGTAAAGCTTTACGAGGCCGGTATTACGTTCGATTCCTGGCCCGGTTACCCGACCGACCCCCAAGTTATCGACATCGGCGCCGAACCGACCAAGGCAGCAACCCCTATTAATTTCGCCTAATGGAACGCATCGTCGGCGAATTTATCGGATTTATCATCCTCCTGGCGTACCGCGGCATTATCGTCGCCGCCGCCATCAAATACCTTTCCCACTAATACAATATGGACCCCCAAAACGACCAGCCCCCCCTCCGCAATATTACCGAATCCGGCGTATACCGCCTCAAGCTGTCCCTCCCGAAATTCGACCAAATCCGCGTTAACGACGACGGCACGATCTGGACCAAGCTGTTTTTCAAGGCCGCCGACGGTTATTGCCTTTCCACGATCTACGGGACCAAGTACCCCAAGGCGCTTGGTATCCTGGTCGGCAAGCTTTCCGGCAAGTTTATGGAGGATAAGGATTTCCTCCCGACCAATGCCACGCCCGCCGACCTTATCGAATACGTCAAACCGGCGGTCGGTAAGTACGCCGAGATTGGCGTCGAGGTTATCCCGAACGGCCAATACCATAAGTATAAGCTTACTTTTAGCCGCGGGTCCCAAAAGCCCCTTACCCCTCCGCCCTCGTCCCAGGAGGCGCCGCCCTTCTAATGGCCCAACCGACCCTTATCCTAATCACCGGGTACGCCAGGGCCGGGAAGGACACCCTGGCCGACGGGATTATCAGCGGGTCCTCGGGGTCCTCTAAAATCCTGCGCCGATCATTCGCCGATTCCCTAAAGGACGCGGGCGATAATTTCCTGGAGGATATCGGGCTGCGTTCGGATTTGGCCAATTTCAGAAACGAGGCGTTTAAAATCCGGCATCGGGATATGCTCGTCGCCCTCGGCGCCGGTGCCAGGTCCATTAACCCCAACGTATTCGCCGATCTGTTCGTTAATGCTTGTATGGATTTCGAGGTCCAAACCGGCCCCGCGGGTAAGCCGCCTTTGGTCGTCGCCTCGGATTGGCGGTACGTTAACGAGCTGCGGGTATCCGAGGCCCGCCTTTCTGGCATCGGTTGGCGCATCGTTAAGGTAATGATCGAAACCGCGGGCGTAACCGCCGCAAACGAGGAGGAGGGAGTATCAATCGGCAAGATTGCCAGGGAGGTCGCCCCCGATTTCGTATACGCATTCCGGCCCGATTCGGCCCACAAAATCTATGCCGAGGGAAAACAGCTTGCCGCCCGCCTTGGCCTTTGACGCGGAAATGGTATGTCTACTCCAGGAGATCAAAAAGGCCGATTTCGAGGATCGGCGCCGCCTCCTGGGGTTGGACCTCGAAAGGGCCAAATTTCTCGCCGCGTGTTCCCATAATGACAACGGGACCGGCAGCGCCAGGCATCAATGCAACCGGGACCAAACAATCCCTTACGACGATCTCCCTTTGCTCCTGGAAGCGCATCGCCTGGGTATCGGCCTTAAGGATACCGCGGAAATGTTCGGTTGGACCGTACAAAAGGTCCAAAGCTATGGTATACCCTTCCGGGAACATTCCGTAATCAAAAAAGCTTCCGGGAACCGTTATTATACCCTTTTCCAGCCCGAAAATGAGTAAACCGATCAGATTCGTCGCAGCCGGGGACGTCCACGGCGATATGGCCGACCCCGAGGCCCTGGAGGCCCTTTACGCCTTTTGCGACGATTACCTCCGACCTGGGGATATCCGCGTATGCCTGGGCGACGCATTCGATTTCCGATCCCTGCGCCGAGGCGTCGGAGCTGCGGACGCCGAATCCGCGGAATCCCTTAAGGCCGATATCGAGGCCGGTATGGATTTCCTCCGGCGTTTCCTGCGCCCTGGGTCGGTTTACCTATGGGGTAACCACGAGCATCGTTTGGACCATATGATCGCAACCTCGGGGTCCGCGATCTACCGCGATTATTGCCAGGATATTAAGGACGCAATCAATCGGACGGCCCGCCAAGCTGGCGCCAGGACAATCCTCCCTTACCACGCCGAAAAAGGCGTATACCGCCTCGGCCCGGTGGCATTCGTCCACGGTTACGCCCACGGGGCGACCGCCGTCCACGACCAAGCAAAACATTACGCGGATCGCGGCGGCGCTTTGATTTGCGGCCATATCCACCGCCTGGAGCAAGTTAATACCCAAAAGTACGGCGGCGGGGCCGGGTTTTCCGCGGGTTGCCTATGCGTTAAAGAAGCTATGGCATACGCTGCCGGACGCCTGGGGACCAGCCGGTGGGGGTCGGGCTTTGCGGCCGGGTGGATCGACGGTAACGAATATAAGGTTTGGTTGGTCCACAAAATCAGCTCGAAACCGGCGAAATGGATTTGGCAAACCGATCTAAAGGTATGGACGCCAAAAAAGAAATAATGGACCCTTTTAATCCTCCTGTCTTAAAAACGAAATGGAACGTCCTTAATCTTGGGGCCGGTGTCCAATCGTCCACCCTGGCGCTAATGGCAGCCCGCGGAGAAATCGGCCCAATGCCGGATTTTGCCGTTTTCGCCGATACCCAGGCCGAGCCAACCAATGTTTACAAATGGCTTGATTGGTTGGAAACCCAATTACCTTTCCCTGTTATCCGCGTAACCAAGGGCAATCTTACCGAGGAATCCCTAAAGGTCCGCATTAAGGAAAAAAGCAAATATGGGGATCGAATCCCATACCTTAAACGAATCATACCCGTTTTCGGTATCTCTAACCACGGCGAACGGGTTGCCGCTATGGGTCGAGCTTGCACAATGGATTACAAGGTCGGCCCAATTATTAAGGAAATTAAGCGCCGTTGCGGCATTACCAGATCTCAAAAGGAAATCACCGTTACCCAATGGATTGGGATTTCTTACGACGAAATGCAAAGGATGAAACAACCAAGTAACGCTTGGGTTCAACACCGCTGGCCATTGGTTGAGAAGAAAATGCGCCGGTCCCATTGTATGGAATGGATGAAAGCAAACGGTTACCCGGAACCGCCTCGGTCGGCCTGTTATTATTGTCCTTTCCATTCGGACGAGGAATGGCGCCGGTTGCGTAACGACGATCCTGTCCATTTCCAAAAGGCCGTCGAATTTGATAAGGAATATCGCAAACGATGGGACGAAAACCGGGGCGGTATGCGTTTCCAGGTGTACCTCCATACCTCTTGCAAACCATTGGACCAAGTAAATTTCGACAGCGCCGAGGACAAAGGCCAATTAAATTTCGATTTCCAAGCTGAATGCGAGGGGATGTGCGGATTATGAATCGCCTATCCAAAGCAATCGCCGCTTTAACCTCCGCGGCGCTTAAACCCGACGGCAACCCCGATACGCCCGTACCCAAGGGTTGGGTTACCATCCAGGAAATGCAAAAGCATTACGGCCACCGTTGGCGCCATACGACCAGCAGCCGGGCCGCCTCTATGGCCTCCCGCGGCCTCCTGGCCCGCAAGCTCATTACCAGGCGGTCCGAGGCGATGCATTACCGGGAATTCATTTACCGCGTCCTACCCCCGTCCAAATCCCTGACCGACGCCGATCTCCTATACGCCGAGGCCGGTACCGAAAAGGTCCCCAAGGGTTGGGCGACCGCCAAACAGATTTCCCTCACCCTTAAGGTATCCGTCCAAGCTGTTTGGCAAATGGCCGAGCGCCACAATATGGCGTCCCGTTTCTACCGCGTCCGTCGCGGCCTCTCCGGCGTCGTCCCGACCCGTCATTTTCAAATTGGACCGATGCAACGCCTCCACGATAAGCAATAACCCAGGCCGCCGCCCGACGGCCTATTCCTATCCAATCCTATGCAAAAAATCACCGCCTCGACCGACGCGGAACGGTTCCTAATCGGCGCCGTCCTCCGCGACGGGCTGCCATTTCCAAAGGACCTAATCCCGTCCGATTTCGTCGAACCCAAACACCAGGAGATTTGCGCCGCCGTCCTCTCCCTTGAATCCGAATCGATCACCGCCGACGAGCTAACGGTATCGATGCGCCTCCGGGATATGAAAGCCGCGACCGAGGCCCATTACGTTTCGGATACGACCTCCTGCCTTGGTACGACCCCCTATAATCCCGCCTGGGCCGCCGAGGTAAAACGCCTCGCCGTCCTCCGGCATATCCGGGCCACCGCGTCCAAGGCCGCCGAGATCGCCGCCGACCCCGCTGCCGACCCCGAGGCAATCCTGGCCTTTACCGAGGGCCAATTTAAGGCCGCCCATCGTCCCGACGCGGCCAAATCGCCGTCCGTCCCGATGGTCCTCGACGATCTCCTGGCGTTCGACCGCAAAAACGACCCTAATTCCATAATCGGCAACCGTTGGTTGTGCAAAGGCGGTTCCCTTCTCCTCGTATCCCAATCGGGCGTCGGCAAATCCAGCTTCTCCCTACAATTTATGGTTACCCTGGCGACCAAGCGCCAAGGCGGGTTTTTCGGGATCGAGGCAAAACGGCCTTTACGGGTCGTTTTTTGTCAAAACGAGAATGATTTTGGGGACGTTGGGGAGGCGCTCCAAGACATTACCGAGGGCCTTATGCTCCACGCCCCCGATATGCAAACCCTCCGCGAAAACCTCCACGTCTACCGCCTTAAGGGCGTAACCGGCCAGGATTTCCTCGACGAAATGCGACGCCTTATCAAGCTCCACGCCGCCGACGTATTCGTTTGCGACCCGTTAATGGCATTCGCGGCAATCAATGTAACAGATCAACAGGAGGTTACCCATTTCTTCCGTAATGGTATCGACGGTATCCTGTCCGAATCCGGGGCCGTCCTCGTCGCCGTCCACCATACGACCAAACCCAGGTCGGCAAAGGACACCGCGGGCCAAACCTCGGCGGACTTGGCATATAGCGGGGGAGGCCATTCCGAAATTACGAATTATATGCGAGAGGTCGCCGTATTGACACGCTGCCAAGGCGACGACCCGATTTTCAAGTTTTCCCTTACCAAGCGCCGAGGCCGATCTGGTATGCGGGACGATTGCGGCGATTTCGCCGGGGATATCTACGTCCGCCATTGTCCTACCCGCGGCGTTATCCGTTGGGAACGCTCGACCCCGCCCGATGCCGACACCGGCAAGGCCGATTCCCGCCCCGCCAAGGGGGGTACACGGGCTTTCGAGAGGTAACCCCTAACCTCTCCCCTCTAACCCCCTCCTGGCGCCCTTTTCCGATGCGGTATATTTCCCTGCATACTTCCGTAATATCCCCTAAAGGGGATATGCAATCTTCCCCCCTCCCTTTGGGGTCGGGGGTCGATTGCCTTACAACCACCGTTAACAGGGTTATCCACAATGGGCCGACAATTCCGACCGCGTAAGATCAACGCCGCCCAGGTCCGGCATATGCGTACCCTAATACGCTGGAAACAGCTATGGACCGAACAACCCGACCGAATGGAGCAAATCCGACAGGCCGCGACCAAGATTGCAGCAGCCAAGCGCCACCGGCGTAACCTGGCCCTTAAGGACATACTAACAACCTGGCCCCAATACCTATCCCCGGACGAACTAAAGCAACAGATCGAAACCATCGCCCCGAACCTCAACCCCAAATCCGTAGTTAACCGCGTCCGACGCCTCGGGTACCTTACGTTCGACCCTACCCTGGGGGCGTGGACAAATCATACCCGCCAAGCTATTGATTAATAGGGATATAATGGGAATATGTCCTTGATTGACCAAACAGGCCAACATTCCGGCGCAATATGCCTCTTGGTGGAGATCACTAACGGCCCAGGATAGGCGTCTACTTATCGCAAAAAAGCTATTCGACCCGTCCGATCTTACTGCGGATAAGCGCCACGACCGTTCCCGCATTAACGACGGTCATTTCGATTTCTCCCGTTCCGAGGAGGAGAATACTTACAATCGTGCCGGTAAGCAGGGTAACCTCTCCACGATTACCCATTCAGCTGCCGACCAGGTATCCCAAGAGGAGGAGGTAACCCTGGCCTCACTCGACCCGCGTATTGAACAGCTGGACCTGGCCTCCTTCCGGCTCCGGGCAATGCTGGAATTCCTATTGGACGGGCTGGACGTATCTACCGATCCGGCGATGCGCCTACGGGCCGACGTCATTCGTATCGTGGTCGGCGAGGGACGCCCGCCTCGTATGTCCGAGCTTGCCAAGGTCCACGGCCTTACCAGGTCCGCGGTATCTCTCCAATGCCGCAAGCTCTTGCGCCGTATGGGCCTACCTCCATCCCGGTTTATGCGACCCGAGGATGAGGTTACGACGATGCGGGTTGCATATCTCGTACGCCAGGCGGGGACCAAGGTTTGGGAAAACGCCCCACCTACGCCCCACCGTACCAACGCCCTTAAAGATCGCCAAACCGGCAAGCAGCCAGGCCAAGGCGGTAGGGTGCAAAAAACAGCGAAAAACGCCTAAAATGGCCCATTTTCTCGATAACCACCCCCCCCTACCCCCGGTAAGGAATCTATTACGGTCGGCCATAGGCGCCTTTCGCGGTCGTGAC